AACGGAATCGCTGTAGTAGCGTTGGCAAACGTGTGTGGTATCGTTACCGGAAGTGCCATTTAGAACCTCGCTCTTAATTCATGCTCTAGTTGGAAGCCGTTCATAGTGAATGGCGCACTAGTACCTGTAAGGGTTAATCCAAGATATTTACCGTACATTTTCGCATCAGAACGGTATAAATAATAGTTACCAGCCCCTAAAACTGTATTAGAAATCCAGCCAATAGCGACCGCTGATCCGCTGCTATTGATCCACGGAATGTTGGTTCCTACGTTATTAAACCAAGCAATAGAGTTAGTAAACGTAATTGCCGGAGACTGCTGGTTTTCTGAATCTATGTAACAAGAAAATCCAGCGTAGCCAGAAGTAAGCGTAGCCTCGACACCAACCTTTAATGCCTGCTTGTCCCTGATTGGATCGCCCATAGGCCACAAGGCTGTAACGACTTCCCAATCTACGCCGCTAATACTATCGTTATAAAACCTGATCAAATTTTGACCAGTGGTGCCGTACATATTGATGTTGCCAGAAGTAACGGCTGAAGCAGTCCTAGTAATGGTGCTGCCTTGGCTAGTAAAGAACCACTTACGGTCAAAAAATATAGCCTGAATTTCTCTGGGCGTAACTACGTTATTTACTGATTCGTTATATGTAAACGTCCAGCAGGCGCACAGGATATTGTTAAGAAGTACCTGACCGCCAGTTATAGGCTTAGTAAAGTCTATGTCTGGGAATATCCCGTCAATGTCATCGCTGATCTTTGACGTTGTAGCGCCGACCAAGGCGTAAATACCGTAGCGGTTCATAAACAGCATGGATCGGAAATACGGGAAAATCGCGTACTTGAAGCCAGAGCCTATTGAAGCCGATACGTTGGTATTGGTAAATACAGTCTCTCCGGTAGCGCTATTGATCCTAACGTCAGAAAAGACGTTGATCGAGTCTTCACCGTAGATGTACAAAAAGTTGTTAGCGGCAATGATTGCCGCAATGTCTGTTCTTAGCGTTGAGTCGGTAAGCGTAATGAATCCGCTAGATACCGATACAAAGTCATTGTAGGTGTCAGCAGCAGAGTAGTACACCGTGCGACCATCAGCAATCCAAGTACGACCACTGAAAGTAGCAATACCAGTGCCATTTTGACTAAAAAGAGTACAGGTGACGTTAGCGTTTGCGCCAGTTGGATCTGAGATCGTGACTGTAGGTGCAGATGTGTACCCTGTACCCGCTTCTGTAATGATGATTTGAGAAACTGCATTTCCGACTAACACCACCTCTCCGGTAGCCGTTACCCCTCCGGTTTCTCCCGGCGCTCCAAAAGTTACAGTAGGAGCAGAATAATTGCTACCACCATTGTTAACAGTAACGCTGCCAATAGATCCAATACTAACTAAGTTTGTTCCGTCCCAAGTTTTATACCCTTTAACTGGGTCAATAATAAGGATACGGTCATTTTTCCACTGCACAATTTGCACATCAGCGTTGGAAAACGTATTGGCTGGCGCTAAGTTTCCTTGTGTATTGGTGACAATATTGACGTATTGAGCGCTTCCGTTTTGTTGGAAGGCAAACATATACTCAGTGTTGTTAATGTTTGAGGAAGCCATATACGTAACCGTATTGGCAAAAGCCACGTTAGCCAGTGTTTCTGGCGCATTAACAATCCTAATATTTCCGTAGCCAATTGGCTGCGCGTTTTCAAGAGAAGTAAACTCACCTTCACCGATAGCGGTGCGGTTGTTTTTGACGTTTACGCCCTTGAAGTCCTTGCTTACGAAATAAGACTTTTTCTGTTCTACCGCAGCCATTTAGTACCCCGACTGATAAACAGACGGTAGGCGGCGAGTGAATGTGCTGTTTAGCGCACCGAGGATTTGCTTCGTGTATTCTTGCTTGAAGAGTTCCGATTCACCGTAACTTTGCTCTTGGTACTTGGCTTTGCTTGCCGCGTAGTACGCGACCGCTTCGTAGTACGGGCTTGGGATTTCTGTGTCCGATTGCCCACCAGTGACAAGAGGGCTTGGAAGAACGACTGTATCCAGTTCGATTTCATATGCTTGATCCGGTTTTGGCCCTATGTAAATAGTTTTAGCGCCATATATGGAAAAGCCAATTGGCCTCCCGTTATAGTTTTGCCAGAAACGTAACTGGGCATTGAAATCCGTCCAAGCCATGTAATACATAGGCCAACGGCTATCTCCCCAATATAGGTTGATATTGAGAATATCAATTGTATTGTTGCCTTGCGTAAGGTCTGAGTAGTCGATGGTTTCATCGCCTACAGTCAAGGTATACGTTTGCAACACCCTACGACACCCGGAATCTTGTACCGTGTGTCCTCTGGCATCGTTAATGTAATCTGTTAGTTCTTGATCAGTCCAGAAATTACCATTAACGTCATGCAGCAATCGCCGCGTTTCGGTGATGTATTCGTTTAGAGTAGGCATTTTTTACCATTACTGTAACTGCTGGACTTTTGCCACACCTCTGCTGTCAGGCTTTAACACCTTCGGCATTGGTGCGGCTACTCGTTCCACCACCGGGGCTGACAAGTGGACTTTCTTTGCAGGCTCAGATGAAAATGAAACCATCTTCATGCGGTCTAAAGCGCGTGGTAGATCAGTATTCATTTTCATCCAACCAAGCCTTACAAAATATGGCTCTTTATTATCTTCACCATAACCAAGAATGTGTTTTGCAGCCTCAAGGGATAACTCCACTTCTTTGCCGTTCTCAAACGTGTACTCCACGTTTTCAAAGCGACCAACGAAAGGAACACCTTTATTGGTTACAAAAACACTCTTGTTCATAGCGTGACAATATCTCCATAAATTGCTACGTCACAGGTAACACCTGAAGCAGCAACATTTACGTTGAAATACAAGGCAGGTGCAGTAAACACATTGGCATTAGCAGCAGAAGACAACGTAAGATTTACATACGATGCTGTGCTGGATGCGCCAGTTAATGCTTGAGTGTCAGCAACGTCCGTGCCTGTTGCTGCCGTGGAAGTGTGAACTCCCACGTTAGCACCAGTAGCGGCAGCGCTGAAGTTGCTCAAAGTAACTTGACGCACAATGTACTTATTGCCGTCCTGAACGGAAACAACAGTGTCTCCAGCCGTGTCAAGTGACTGACCCGGAAGGAAACCAAGGCGCTTATACCCAAAACCATCTGGGTATTCACGGCCTACGGCATTTGCGTCCATAGTGTCTCCTTAGTTACCGAAGGTGTCGGGAGCCGCTGTTTCGCTTCCAACAACAACGTAGGTGGACGTTGCCAACTGGTTGCCCAAGTTGGTGATCCGCACGTTGGTGCCATCTGCAATCATAAAGCCGCCAGTGTTATTTGCTAACACGTTTGCAAACCCAGTACCGTCAGACTTGTTGTTTACCTGAACGGCTACGTTTGCAACGGGGTAGAAAACATACGAACCAGCAGCAAGCACGGAAGAAGCACCTGAAGTCAGGCCAGTTGAGCCTGCAACAAAGTATGCAGCCGTGCTGTTAGCGTTTGCACTAGCAAGGACGATTTTATTAAGTGCTAATGAAGGCATTGTCTATTTCTCCTTTACAGTGTCAGAGAGTTGTAGCCAGTGACCTTCGTCATCGACTTGGGTTTGGTGCTTACCATTTCGGCAATCATCAGAACCGCGCCAACGTAACCAATTTGGAAGTTGGGCAGAGTCGATTCAAAGCCAGTGAACGCAAACGATGCCTGCTCATGGATGTACATGGACAGATAGTTTGTGTTCAGCAGGTACAGAGTACCTTCCGGGCAATAAGGATCAGGATAGATTGGCACGCCAGCAACCATCAGGGCGCGGAACGCAGCCTGTGGGCCGTTAGCATCACCATCAAAACCGGAACCCGGAGTAATCATGTACTGCTCTTGGCCTACGTAGTCCTGAGCCAGAAGCGTCCAAGTACCAAAGCCGCACACGCCGAAAGTAGGTACTTCAGCGCAGTTCTTAACGGTACCGGAGATGTACTGGAGTACGTTCTGACGGGTCGGGTTGACCGAACCAGCAGCGTATTCCTTGGAAGCCCACCATGAGTATGCGCTACGGCTGATGTTGCCGTATGTACCCGATGAGTCAACAGCGATAGGCAAGCCAGTAAACTGTTGCGTGTCAGTGGTGTTGGTGTACAGGGACGTAGCCATTGCATCCATCATCACGTTGGTCGCGTCATTCATGCGAGCCTCAATGAGGGGGATGATTGCGTAGTCTTGCTGCACTGCACCTTCCATACCGAGGAACGGTACGGGGGACACAAGCAACTTCAAGTTAAACTCAGCGTTGTACGCGCCTTGCTGAACGCTAGGCTGTGCAAACGAGCCAGAGTAGTCTGACCACTGAGCGTTAACGAACTGCGAACCCTGAACTGGAACCGTCACCGAGGACACACCGCCAGAAGCGGTTTGACTATTGGCGATCAGTGCAGCCATGAGGGGCGTAGAGTTGTAAATCTGCACGACCATCTTGGGAATAAACGCACGGCGCGTAACGTAAGTTAGTTCCGTGTATTGTTGACTCCCAGAGGCCGGTATAATTCCTCCGCCAATAGGCATTTTTAATCTCCTAGAAAAAAGCCCCTAAACCAATAAAATCAAAAGCCAATAGGCTTCGGATTTTTCCTAAATTCATTTAATGCTGCATGAGCCGCATCACGTGCTGCACCAACAGGATTCTTCATAAAGTCTTTAGTATTAAACTTGGACATTACGGGTTGAGGATACTGTGATGGTGTGGGAGCAGCCGCTTGCTTCATCCACGAATGGTATTCAGCAGCGGTTTCGTGATTGGCAATACCTTTTTCAACCATAATCTTTTCTACGTCCTTAATATCTTCTTCAGACGAGACAAGACCTTTTTTGATCAGGGTATCGCGGCGTTTCATCAACTCTTCCCGCGCTTCCTTAGCCCGTAGTTTGTCTTCAAGAGACTTAACACGGTCTTCGGCTTGCTGAAGGACAGAGTTAGTACGCTCTTCA